CTTGGCCGTAGCAGACCCCGTTCCAAATAGAGTTGTAACACTACCAAGTGTTTTGTTAGTCAAAGTTTGTGTTCCTGTTAATGTAACATCACCCGCACTTGCGTTAACTGCCGTAGCAGTAGTAATTTGAATATCAGTACCATTATCATCTGTAAAGTATAGTAATCCATCTCCGGTATTCTTTACCCATAGTTGTCCATAAGCCGCAGTATCGGCAGGAGCAGACGCTCTTTCTTTAATTTTAATTGAACCCTCTTCAACGGTAATAATACCGCCTTTAACATCCAATCCGTTCTTTACTCTAAAATTAGCATCTGACATTTGTTCTCACCATAACTTCACTATCCATTATTGTATTAATACTCCTAACCCATGCTATCTTATTATGCTTTAGGGAAAAGTGTCAAATCCCAATAAACTCTAATTGCACTAGTAACGTTTGCACCTGTTACATTTTTTACTACTAGTGGCATATCAGTCCCGTCTGCCGCCGCCCAACTAACGTCAAACGGGAAATCACTGACTCCTTCGTGTACCATACCGTATGAAAGAAACTCAAAAGTACCATTTCCATATCTATCGTTAGCAATAAAGTCTTGAGTTAGTACAAAGTTATTACTCGATAATCCTGCATCAATGTGTATAGTTCCCTTAATTGCTCTAAAGTCACAGTTACCACTCACTACTCCACCACTTGGAACTATAAATGGTACTTGGAAAGAAGCATTATTAGCAACAACATTGCTTCCACTTATAGGATTACTACTTCCCATAACTTTTGTTATACCATATGATTGTGCAGTGTTAGCACTAGCGGCATCACCAGTATCGGGATGAATAGAAATAACCGGAGTACCTCTTCTAGAAACTTTACCTGTTCCATTTGGGTTAATAGCAATATCACCATTACTTAGAGATTGTAAACCTCTAGCAGTACCAACTAAATCTCCTGCAAAGTTCGGTGAAGTTAGTGTTTGGGTACTTGGATTATAATGTAATACCGCATCTATTTCTAATCCTTTACTTCCTGCACCTCCTGCATTTTCAACAAATGTTAGTTTATTGTTTTCATTAGTATTCGAATGGTCTGTAATAGTTACATGGTCTGCTGTACCAGTTGTATTCTGATTGAGTGTTCCAACGGTGAAGTCAAGTGTTCCATCTCCGTCTTGATATGCGACTGTTATTCCTGATTCGGTATTACCCGTCACCATTCCTCCGACAATATCTTGGACTTGTTCTGTGCTGAGTTGCGTGTTTGAATAATTACCGGAATGAATGTTATCAAATTGTTGATTTAAGGCCCAATCTAAATGAGAAGTAGCGGGCAATCCTAAGTTAGTCCTTGCTGTTGAAGCACTGGCTAAGTCTGAAAGATTACTCGCCTTTGCTAATTTAAGTCCTATACTTGTAGCGGTGGTGGCCGCATAGTTAGCATCATCGCCAAGAGCCGCCGCTAATTCGTTTAGAGTATTTAATGCACTAGGAGATGAATCAACAAGATTTGAAATTTGAGTTCCAACATATGCTACTATTGATTGTTGAGTAGCAAGATGGGTTGCTGAATTAGAGTCCATACCATCTTCATCTTTAACAGGAACAACAAAATCTAAATTTCCATTAGTATCATCATATCCTACTGTAATGAAAGTCTCTGTACCATCTAACATCCCTCCAACAAAATCTTCTACATTTTCTTGTGATAACTGTGTATTATCGTTAGCAGTCATATTGTCTACAACAAAGTTAAGTTTCCCGTTAGTATCGTCATAGGTAACTCCTATTCTTGTTTCCGTATTACTACTAACCATGTTACCGATTATATCTTGCACTTGCTCAGTAGAAAGTTGTGTGTTAGTATTAGTAGTGTTAATATTTGTACCGTCAATTGAAATGTTACTGTTTGGTGTAGCAAATGCAATAGCCCCTGCTGAATCATCCCAAATCAGAATCTTATCAGCATTAGGGTCAGAAAGACTTTCTATACCTAAGTGTGATAATGCTAACCCACTAGAAGTTTGAGATAAACCAGTTCCTCCTGCAACACTAAATGTAGTTCCACTTAGAGAAATACCGCTACCTGCTGAGTAAGTAGTGTTAGTGTTGGTATCTGTTGAGGCTATTGTTACTGAACCACCGGATTCAGTTATTGTTACATTACTTCCTGCTGTGAATGCAAGAGTTTCACTTGAACCAAGTGTATTGCCTCCAGCAGTTACTGTTCTAAATGTATTAGTATCTGTTGTCATATCATCTACAACAAAGTTAATTCTACCGTTAGTATCATCATAACTTACACCAATTCTTGTTTCTGTTCCAACAAGCATACCACCTACAATATCTTGTACTTGTTCTGTTGAAAGTTGAGTATTGGTGTTAGTACTAGTTGTTGCGATAGTTACTGTATCATTAGACGCATTTGTTGTTAATGTGACATTAGCACCTGCGGCTAGAGTAAGAGTATCAGTTGTTGAATCTGCTGTGACAGTTGTTTGTCCACTTACTGCTACATTACTGAAAGCATTCTGATTGTTTTCTCCACCCGCACCCGCCGCTTCTAAACCAATTTGTCCAGTTGAGTGGTCATACCTCAAAACATAATTATCTTGATTTGAACCTACGGTTTGGTCAGTATTAAATTCATAGTTACCTAAAGAAACGTGTCCCGAAGAATCGCCTGTAATCCATACTACTGACCCACCACCATTATCAGATATTGACAATTGATGATTACCAGTAGCAGAAGGTACATCTGCCGCACCGATTACTATATTTTCACTACCAGTAGTGATATTGTTTCCTGCTGTAAATCCTAATAATAAATTTCCTTGACCTGTTGTTAAGGAACTTCCAGTAGCATATCCAAATGCAGTATTCAACCCACCGGAAAGTGTACCTCCAGTTCTTAGAGCATTATTACCTATGGCGATATTATGCGCATTTGTAACAACTGTACCTGAGCCTCCTAAAGATTTACTTCCTATTGCAATATTACTACTACCTGAAGTTATACCTTGTCCACTTTCGTCACCTATTGCATAATTATAACCTCCTGTAACATTATACAATGATGATTTACCAATACCGATGTTGTTACCATTTGCCCCCGTAGCATTATGTGCGGCTTGATGTCCTATTGCTACATTGTATGAACCTGAATGAGAAGTATGGTTAAGGCTCTGATAACCTATTCCTATATTTGCTGTTCCAGTTGAACCTAGTAATGCTTTATTACCTAAACCTATACTGTATGATGTAGTAGTAATATTTCCTCCACTTTCTGCACCAATTAACGTATTTTGACTTCCAGTAGTAATTTTATCTCCGGCTAAATCTCCTATTGCAACGTTACTACCACCAGTAGTAACATCATGTCCTGCTTCTGCGCCAAGCAGTGTATTTCTAGCAGAAGTTGTCAAATTTCTCCCTGCTTCATGTCCAACAGCAACATTTCTTGTTCCTGATGTTAATGAAGAAAATACATTACTTCCTAATCCTATATTGAAAGTTGCATTATCTAGCGTACCTGTTGTCGGAGCGGCGTTAGTAGTACCTGTTTGTATTAGCAAACCAAACCCAAAATTAGTATCGTTAAATAGAACTTCAGGTAATAATTTAAATTGCAAATCACTAATTTGTGATTCAGTTATAGATAAAGCCGATTGATGTTGAGTAACATTCGATTGTGCTATTCTAGCGTTTGCAAACGTTCCCGATGTGATTTTAGAAGTGGCTAAATTTGGTATATCTCCTGCGACAAGTCCATCGTCTAGTATATTTATTTCTGCCAAGGTTGCTGTAATTCCTAAATTAGTTAAGGCATTACTCTGTTGCGTAGAATTTAATCCTTGATTACTTACATCTATTCTAAGCCTATTACCTAGAGAAGTAGCCGTTGTTGTGGAGAAACTTGCGTCGTCTCCCAAGGCTGATGCAAGTTCATTTAAAGTATCTAATGCAGAAGGTGCAGATGCTACTAAATTAGAAACTGAAGTATCTACATATGATTTAATTGACTGTTGACTGGCAACAGCAGTTGCGCTGTTTGATGCAAAGTTATCTTCATCAAGTAATGATAATTGTGTATTAGTATCAGTAGAAGCGATAGTTAAATTCGTGCCAGTGCCACTAGGTGTTAACGTTACATTTGAACCCGCTACAAACTTAATGTCCTGAGTACCACTCGATGCGCCACTCTTGGTTAATCTAAGTATAGTATCATTAGATGAATCAACAAATGATGATGCGAATACATTCTGTGTATTTGTGTCAGTATTAGTATCTGTCGAAGTAATAGTAACTGCTCCACCACTTTCACTAATCGTAACGTTAGAGCCAGCAGTTAGGGCAAGTGTTTCCGTTGCACCTAATGTGTTACCACCTGCTGTAACCGTTCTATGTCCATTTACTGCAAGCGTCAACTGACCGGCTGAATCATTGTATCCTGCGGAAATATTAGTACCACCGACTATCATATCCGCAACTATATCTTGGACTTGTTCAGTAGTAAGTTGAGTATCAGAAGTTGATATTGTTCCATCACCCGATGGTATTGTGAGATTACCTATACTGTTATTGTCACTTCCAACGAATGATAAAATTGCACCATTAGAAGCCACTTGTGCTGTTGTAATTTGTAGACTCTTGCCTGTCGCCCCTGCTAATGCTATACTATTAGCAAGTGTTATATTAGAATTATTTGATATAAAATTCTGCGCGGCTATGTAGTCAAACACTTCATTACCTCTTACTAATAAATTGTTACCATCTGCGATTGACCCCGATAGCGTAGTTGTTATTGACCCATCAAAAGATAAGTTACCATCATCTAGAACAGTTATTGCTCTAGTAGTATCATTAGCACCAGTAACCTCTATCTTAGGTTGAGCAGATTGACCTGTGTTTGGCGTAATTAAAATGTCCTTATCTGAATTAGCCATTAGTATTCAACCTCCATCTTCCCAACATCCTTTCTCTCACCATGAATTAGATAGAAACAGTCAATCCCTTCATCTGCGGCATTAGCCACGACTACTCGGTTGTCTTCTATCTTTTCTACAAATAGTCTTTGGAAATCACCATTAGCAGTTAATTGTACACTAATAGTATCTTCATCTACTAACTCTGACCAGTACTCAGGAAGTTGAATAATGTTACTATTGCTTAATCTTCCTCTATGATATACTCCATGTTCCGGTCCTTCAAGAGAACCATGTTGTAATGTCTTACCTTCTTGTGTTGGATGTGGAATTACGAAAGACTTTGTTTGTGCGGCAAAAGAGCCTTCTACTTGTAATTTATAACCCGGATTTGCAGTACCAATACCTACTCTATTGTTTGTAGTATCTATCTTAAACGTTGTACTATCAACAGTAACATCTCCTGAAACTGTTAAATTACTTAGAGTACCGATACTAGTTATTTGTGTTTGAGCAGAATCTACATTTAGTGTTGCATCTCCACTTGTTGCACCTCCGCTAAGCCCAGTTCCTGCCACTACACTAGTAATGTCTCCGTTACCCGAACCAAACCCTTGTGTCGCTATGTAATCAAAGACAACATCTCCTGTAACCAGCCCTGCATTGCCATTAGCAACAGCACCATTACCTGCTAAAACGGCGGCAGTTCCTAGTCCTAAATTACTTCTAGCCGTAGAAGCAGATGTTGCTCCTGTGCCTCCTAAAGTCAAAGGTACAGTTGAAGCAGTAATTGCTTGTCCTGAAATACTTAGATAATTATTACTAACAGAAGCCAAAGTTACATTAGTAGAGTTATCTGTTCCTGCAATATCAACTCCAATATTAGTTCTAGCATTCGACTTTTGAGTAGAAGTTAACCCTTGACTAGCAGTATCTGTTCTAACTCTATTACCCAACGCAGTTGTAATTGTACTAGAAAAGTTAGCATCATCCCCCAAAGCGGCGGCTAATTCATCTAATGTGTTAAGTAAAGTCGGCGCACCATTTGTTATCGCTGTTATTGCAGAAGCATTTGTTGCTACTTCAGCATCTACATATGCTTTGATTGATTGTTGGCTTGCGGCTACTGTGGCACTATTAGTAGCCATATTATCTTCATCTAAAAGAGTTAATTGAGTATTTGTATTTATTGAGGAAATAGTTAAAGTTCCTGCTGAGTCATCATATGTTTTTGTGATATTACTTCCTGCAACAACTAAACTTGATACAATATCTTCAATTTCTTCTTGTGTTTTTCCAGTGGAAGCAATGGTTAAAGTTCCTGCTGTATCGTCATATGTTTTAGTTACATTTGTTCCTGCAACAATCACACCATTCACAAAATCTTCTACTTGTTCCTGTGTTAATTGAGTATTACTGTTAGTTACTGTTTCTGTTGCAGTTGCGATACCTGTTACATGTCCATTAGAATCTAATGTTATATCCTGAATATATGTTCTTCCTGAATTGTTACTACTACTAGCGGCTGTAATATTAGGGTGAGCAGTTAGATATGTATTAGTGTCAACAGTGTAACTTCCTGCTCCGGTTCTCTTCATAAAACCGTCACTAGTAAAGTCACCATCCATTACAGCCCCTGCCGCCGTAACAGTAGTTGTATCAGTTACATCTGCTGACGTGACAATCCCGGATAGTTTAGTTCGTTCTACTGAACTAATAACTACCCCACTACCTAAATCAGTAAGACCACTTATCTTACCAACCGTGACAGCACCATCTGCAATTCTCGCAGTTGCAAACGTACCACTAGTAATCTTTGAAGCAGAAAGTGACGGTATTCTTGTTGTTGCAAACGTACCACTTGTAACTTTAGATGCGGCTAAATTTGGTATATCACTTGCAGACAATCCTCCATCGAGAATATTTATTTCTGCTAAACTAGGTGTAATGCCTAAATTTGTTATAGCATTTGCTTGTTGTGTAGCATTAAGTCCTTGACTGTTAACATCAACTCGTAATCTGTTGCCTAATGCTGTGGAAGTTGTTGTAGCGTAATTAGCGTCATCTCCTAAAGCGGCGGCTAACTCATTGAGTGTGTCTAATGCCGCAGGAGCGGAAGCAATAATTCCTGCTACTTCTGTATCGACATAAGCCTTTATTGACTGTTGACTAGCAACCTTGGTGGCTGAATTAGAAACCATATTATCTTCGTCTAGTAAATCTGATGAGATTGAATAGTCATTTGCACTAGTAGAAATACCATTTAATTTAGTATGGTCTGCATCAGTAAATACATTTGAATCTGATGCTGACTCTACTAATGCACGTATTTCAGAATTAGTTGATGCAGTATTAATTGTAGTAGTTAATGTACTACTATCAGTTTTAGTTAATGTCAGTGTATTGTTAGCAAAATTTATTGCGTTAACTGAATCAACCGTAGTATCCATAACAATCCTTTCATTAATTCTATTTACAGATATATTTCCACTACCCTCAAACAATATAGCCGTACTAGAACCATCTGTACCAGTCAATTTCAATCTCTTGGTGTTACTATTATTTTCTACATCTTCTACTGAAAAAGCATATTGTGTATCATTAGCATCAAAAGAAGTGGCATCTACATATTCCTTAACCGCCTTAGCAGATGCAATTGTATCATGATTACTGCTGACGGTAGAAATATCTGTATCGAATGCAGTAATACCACTTATACCAGTAATAGTAGTAGATGTAGTTAGATAATTTCCTGACGCTTGTTTTGCATTTAGTTGTGTTTGAATAGCAGAAGTAACACCATCTAAGTATCCTATTTCACTTGCAGACACACCTGTAACTCCATCTAGAATGTTTAATTCTGTGGCATTAGCCGTAATACTCAAATCAGATAAATTTTCAACTTTAGAGTTTAAAGCAGTAGTTAACCCTGTGATTTTACTTTGAGCAATATCAAGAAGTTTATCGTTAGCAATTGAACCTGCTAATTGTACATTTGATACTCCACCTGATTTTATAGTAACTGCACCACTAGTAACTGCAAAGTCATTACTAGTAAATGAAGCAATACCCTTGTTAGATGGAGTAGCATCTTCTGCTGAAATTGTTAATGCGCCTCCACCATCATTGTATGTAGTAGTGATTCCTTCTCCCTCAGTTAATAGAGCGTTAACTCTATCATCTACTCTTTCATTAGTGAAATATAAATTAGAATCTTCTGCAACATTGGTAGTAGTTAAGGTAGCACTTCCACCAAGAGCAATAGAACTTCCATTGATAGTTACAGTTGAATTAGCCAACTTGCTGTTTGCTATACTTCCGGCTAATTGAGAATTAGTCACTGAGATATTAGATACGTTACTTGCAAAGTTTGCACCTACTGTTGCACCTGCGGAGACACCTGCTAACTTAGTATTCAATGCAGATGTAAAATTAACATCTGATTGTACATCAGCAGATAAAACCCCTGTTCCGTTAATAGTTAAATTTGTACCAACCTTCACTCCACCTAATGTATTTGCACTAGCATGATTTAAAATGAAATGATTTGCTCCACCTGCTATACCATCTAATTTAGTTTTTAGAGCGTTAGTAAAGTTATTTTGAGTTAAACCATTGTCTCCAACGGAATATACTGTATCTGTTACAGTTTCTGTCGCTACGTCTAAACCAATAACATGACCATTTGAATCTAAAGTTATGTCTTGTATGTATGTTCTACCAGTATTATTTACAGAAGAAGCCGCAGAAATATTAGGATGAGAGGTCAAAAACCCACTGTTAGTATTACTATAATTCGCTAAATCATTATCAACATTCAAAGTGTCGCCACTTAAACTAATAAGTGTACCCGCAACTAAATTAGTATCATCAGATACATCTATTTCACCTAATGTTATTTGTTGTCCACTAATAGATAGGTAATTTCTAGAACCTGCTAATGTTACATTTGTTGAGTTATCTGTTGCCGCAGGGTCTACATTCAATAAGGTTCTAACTGCTGATGCAGATAATGTTTCTATTGCACCACTATTTGTACTAGTTCTACCTAATAATACTCCTGAGTCAACATTCTGTATTTTTGTAAACGTTACAGCATCGTTTGCAATCCTTGCCGTAGAAAAGGTTCCACTAGTTATCTTACTAGTTGCAAGGTTTGGGATTCTACCATCTGCTAGAGAACCACTTGTGATTTGACTTGCTGATAAATTAGGTATTTCTGATGCTGTTAATTTACTAAATATGTTAGTAAGATTAATTTTTTTAATCCCAGTAGCACTACTAGCATCATCATACATGAAAAAGTCTGCTGTTTTATCTAGACCGTTTTCAATAGTTAACTCATCAATATTTACATTAATGGTCGCTCCTGAATTAGATATTCCAGTCCCAAAAGTAAGTGATGCTTGTTTACCGGAAAGTGTTGATGTTAAATTTGTAATTTTACTCTGAGAAATATTACCTGCAATATGTGCATTCGTTACTGCATTATCTGCAATAGCCGCAGATACAATTGCATTATCATCAATTAAAGCAGATGTGATTGCATCGTTAGCAATGTCTACTGTATCAATAGTAGCATTGGCTATTTTAGCAGAAGTAATTGTACCATCAGGTATCTTACTTGCAATAACAGCATTCGCCGCTATCTTGTTTGTGGTTACTGCACCACCTAGAATTTTATCAGTAGTTACTGCGCTATCAACAAGTTCAGCAGTGTTAACCGTGTTTCCGGCAAGAGAAGCAGATAGTGCAACATCTCCTGAACCATCGAATGATATAGCACTAGCAGTAACATCTCCGGTTAAAGAAAAGTTTCTTGCAGAAGATAATGTTCCTGCTGATGATACATTTCCAGTAACGTTACCAATGAAATTTCCCGCTACAAATGTTTCGGAACCAACAGTCCATCTATCAGCACTTTCATCCCAAAATAATGTCTTGTTTGTTTGTGTACCTCTCTGAACTTCAATACCTGCATCTTCTGATGGAGACCCACCAGTATAGTCAGAATTTAATGTGATTAAACTATCACCAATATTTACAGTATTACTAATAGTAGTAGTTGAAGTTCCTGATATAGTTAGATTACCTGCAACTGTTAAATTACCTGCAACCGTTGCAGTATCGTTGGAATCTCCAATAGTAAATGCTCCACCCATATCTGAATTTAAAGCCGCCTTTACATTAGCAGTATCAGTAACATCAGCGTTTGCTTCTACTCCGATTAATGTTCTAATTTGACTCGCACTAATTTCAGAAACATTTCCACTACTACCACTAACATTACCTAAAATTGCATTATTAGCAACGTTTTGCATTTTAGCATAAGTTATTGCATCATTTGCAATGTCTCCGGTTGCAATAGTTCCGTCTGTTATTTTAGCAGATGTAACTGCACTGTTAGAAATCATGTCTGTTGTAACTTGTACTTCCTGTATAGTGCCAGTAGATGCTCGTCCTAAAACTCGATTTGCAGTACCTATGTCTTGCATTTTATCGTATGTTACAGAATCACTAGCCAACTTAGCAGTAGTGATATTATTATCCGTTATCTTAGCAGTAGTTACTGAGTTAGTTGTTAGTTTAGCACTTGTTATTGCGTTATCTGCAAAATTACTTGTACCAAGATTCGTAATATCATTTGTTGTAGCAAGAGTTCTGTTTGTACTACCTACACTTGGAAGAGTGATAGTACCTGAATTAGAGGCCTTAGTAATTGTACCATCTGCATTAATTCGCATTGTTTCTGTACCACTTGAATTTAGAGCAGAAAAATTTCTATTTGCTTGGGTGTAGAAAACATATTGATGTAATCTAGAAGTTGCATTATTCGCTTCGGTAGTATCAATTTTAACTACAATAATAGGAATGTCTCCTGAACCTAATTCTGCAACAGTTGCCGCGCTAGTAGTAGCCTTTCCTGTAACAGTACCATGTCGCCATGCTAATGCATTAGAAGAAGTAACTACAATTACTCCATACCAATCAACGGAGTTGGCGGCAATAGTCGCAATCGTAGTAGTAAGAGTTGTACCACTAACATCAACTAATTTACCCTCTCTTAGAATCTTACCTGCATTTACTTGAAAATGAGTCCTAGAACTAGTAGTTCCTAACGTTAAACCAAATCCACTTATTGCTCTATTTTCACCAGTAGCAACATGTAATGATTTGATAATCCCTGAATGAATATTATCAGTGCCATCTTTTAATTGTGTACTAGATGGGTTAGTCGATAGTGTCGAAATAATACCCGGACTTGTTGACATTAGTTACCCACCTCTACATTGATAATAAACGAAACAGTATCTCCACTTGCTACTACGCCAGTATTCGTGAAGGTAACTCGGCTCAATAACGTGCCGTTGCCATTGGTCGTTCCATTGGCAAAAATGCCTAATTCTGATGCACCGGAAGGAGGAATTTCAGAACCAGTAAAATCTACTGTATAGACTAACATAGAACCAACAACAGTAGGTACTTGTCCTGTTTTTTGGAATACGAAATTGTTTAATCCAGTTTGACTAGGAGAAGTAGAATCTCTCCCATCTCCTATTGCTATTACTTGATATGCATCCTTTATCAAATTCGCTATTGCGGTTGCTCCTTCATTTACTACTGTCATCTTTAATCCTCACTTGTGTAATATCCTATTACTTGATTTGTTGTTGTTTCAAATCCTACTGTTTCTCCAAAACCAAACACATCGTCAAAACCCATATTGGCGGTCTCCCCTGTACCTGTGATAGTGTACTGTACTAGTGTAGTCTTTAACAATATAGAATCTTGAAGTAATTTACCCATACTTTCTTCTTCTGAATTTCTATCTAATAATGTAGACCCTGTACTTTTCTGAGCCTTATCTAATTCAGTTAACCTTTCTGCTATGGATTTATCATATGTTCCCACTGTCATTGTTATTTGGGAAGATAAAACATTTTTAATTTCAAATATAACATAGTCACCTGCGGGAATACCTTGCGCTTCAAAGTCTAAAAATACTATATCTCCTGATTCTAAAATCTCTAAACCTTTCTTTTCTAACTTCAATGTAATCTGTCTTGCAGGTCGGCTATGTACTTCTAACAACTCAGCCGCTTTTATTCTAGCATCAGATATATTTCTAATAGTAGCATCTATGAATGTTATATGAGTACCTTCATCATTAGTTGACATACTAGTTTTAATTCTATCTCCTATCACTGTTACTTTATTTACCTTAGCACCAAACAAAGAAGTGTTTTGTGATATTGAAAATAACCTGTTAGTTTGAAAGGAAATTGTCTGTTTTCTCAACAAGGCTGTGTGATTTAAGTCCCGAAATACCACTTTTCTATCTTTAACTTTAAAATCTAACTGCTTCTTTGCCGCTAATTTGTTAAGAGTTTGATAAGTAGGAGTCTGAGTAAAATTATTTGTAGCGATGAATGTTTTTCTATTTCGTTTAATTAGTTCATCATTTAGAAGTGGAACAAACCATAAATCAATATCTCCATCCGTATGAACATCAGTGATTGTAATCTGTGTCCCTGATACACTACCAACCACGCCAATTGGATATCCTTCATGGGTATATATTACATCTCCATCTACAATATTTTCAACTGTTGCTTTACAGGTAATAACATTATTATTAACTGAACTAACTATATTTCCTGTAAACTCAGATTGTGTTTGAATTAAATTAGTTGATAGTCCTGCATCTCTTACAATTTTATCTATATGAGTTTCTATTTCTTCACCAATTATCATACTAGTTCCTACATGACATGTAGTTATATTCTTGAGACTAGGAGTTCTTCTTAATTCTAAACTAACTATTTCTCCAAACGACACTAACCCATTCCCATTTAATACTCCATCAAAAGATAATTTCAATTCTCCACGACGAATACCTTGATTAGCATTAGCATCATTATAAGATACTGTCATTGTTTTAATATTGGTATTTTTACCATCTGTAACATAGCACTCAAAAGTATCGCCAGTAGTATATGGTAGATTATGATATGCCTCTACATAATCTCTACTAAATGCATTCTGAGTTGAACCATACGGAGAATTGTCTAAGTTAACTATAACATATGCACTGTATACTCCTTCACAATTATAATCTGATTCATTAACTCCCACTTGTCCTGAAATATGTTTATTTTGATTCCCTGTTCTGTAATTATGTGGGCGTTCTGTATAATCTAACCCCGTATCAAATAACCTATTAATTGTTATTTCATTAGGAGTATCTCTAAAAGTTGTTTCTGCAAGTTTCATTAATCGGAAAACAGGTTTTAACGAATTTGGTAATGCCTTATCTAATTCTATAACGTGATTTATACTACCATCACTAGTTGTAGTTTGAGTATGAGTATGATTAATTATTTTAGCCATCCACTTAATATTAATCTCAGAATCACTACGGTTTAACGTATTAAACATACCACCTGTAATATCGTTATTCCCTAAAGACGTGTCGGATAATGTATTATACCCTCTTTCTGATACTAAATAGTATCCAGTTAAATTAGGAACAAATGACAACCATGCATGTTGTGAATCATTATCATCTAAATCAATTGTTATAGTAGTACCACTATGAGAGATGTTGCTATCTGACATATTAATAAAGGGTTTAAGCATCATTTTAGCCGAATAGATACCACCACCATCTCTTGTTGTACCACTGTTATGTGTGTTTACTCTAGTTGTTGTTAATTCATTATCAATTGCTTTATCCATAAAGTAAGTAGTATCTCCATAAGTAAATCCGTTTGCGTCAACAGAAGCACCCCCAACTGTTCCAGTTCCTTGATTTACTTTAGCAGTATTAGTGTGCGTGCCAATTATACTCTTAGCAGAACTTGTACTATCTTTCCAAACTATTGAATTAGTCGTAGGAGAATCAAAGGTAGAGTCTGCATGGTAGTATGCTTCATATTCAGTTCTATGATTTCTGCTTCCTAATAACGAACTTGTTTGAAATAAATCAGAAGGAACCTCAGGGCCAGTATTTGTTAATTGTTTTATATCTCTAAAAATAGCAATACAGTTTTCATACGCATGAACGTCATCTTCCAGTCCAAATTTATCTAACGCACTTAGAGCAGTTTGTTCTTTGTATGGTTGCAGTAGTCCTGCAATGACTCTAGACCTATTGAAATACGGAGGAGTACCGCCAGTAGCCCATTCATCATCAGGAATAAAGGGTGTGTCTTTGTAATGTTTAATGAAATTGTCAGAAGAATCATTTCTTTTTGCTGAAAACCCTATTGGAAGAAATATACTTGGTGGGTCAAAGGGGTCATTATTACTATCTTTAAGAAGCATATATTTGAATTGCTCTGCTAAATCGATACTACCATTACCATCAGCATCTGTTATGTCTGTTATATAATTAGGTCTAGCAATATATACACTAGTCAAATCAGGTTTATCGGTTCCCGAATCTGTACTAATAGGAGTATTGAAGTCTTGTTCCCAAAAAAACGGTTGTCTTTTATTGGAAGTATTATATTCAGGGATAACATAACATCCAGTAGCAGAGGTGTTATTATTAGCATTGTATTTATGATGTGTTGGAAATGTTCCACCCGAAGAATAACTAGCATTAGCAACATTAACAGTAGCAACTAACGCTCCATCACTTGACCTAATAATAGTAGAGCCAACAGGTAAATTAATCGTGCCTCCATTCGTCCAAGTAAGGGTTAGATTTCCACTACCATCGACTTGAAATTTTAAATTATCTTTATCTATTCTACTTCTTATTGTTGAATATATCCCTAACTCTTCTCTATAAGTGTCTCCCGAATCTAGATTATCTGAATCAACCGGATTAAAATGCCAATCAAATGTCGCTTCTACTAACCTAGCAATTCCGAATCTTTTAATTTCATTAGTAGTTTTATTTGCAGATTTAATTGATGCTCTTTCAAAATTAGTATCTGACTTGTCTACTGATTTAGTTACACCAGTATAAGATGAGTGTAAAATTTCATTAGTAGAAACTCCACCTTCACTTTCTAAAATACAAGATAAGTCATCGTAATTTAATGTCTGATTACCTAAATTATTATATCTTAAATTAGAATATGGATATAAATCTCCTAATGCAAACAATTCATAATTTTGCGCTCTAGGGTCGTAATTCGTAAAATTTAAAACTTGTAATATTTTATCAGTTGCAACTGTATTTCTTGGCATTTTAGTAGGTGGAACAATCGTTGTGTTGCCTGTAAGAGATTGAAACGGACTACCAGTAGCATTAATTAAAGTGTAATCAGCATCTATCATATTACTCCCAAAATGCGGCGTAGACTCTTGAGTGAGTGTTGGACTCGCAGGAGTATCCCCATTACTTTTAATTGGATAAGTAATAGCATATCCACCGACCTTTGGTGGGGATACACTTCTACTGTATATTCCTGCTTTATTTTTTACAATAGTACCATAATCAAACTTCTGTAAATCCCAATACCTATATGTTTCTCTAGGGGTATACAATAAATCTACACCTAATAAATCCAAATTTACAGAAGTAGTATGGCTTGTATCGTATCTGTGTAAGAATCCACCATCATTGATTTGAGAATTAATTAAGTAAAATGAATATGCTGACCTTGTATCGGATGTATTATTTTCTATTCTACCCATAACTACCGGACATGAAGGGGCTATTCTCAATCTAGCACCGCCATTATCTTTTTCAATAACGTCAACAACATTGAATCTTTCAGATGAAAAAGACATGAGATTTACCGGAGTAACAGAAGTTCCTAATTCCGTAGAAAGTTGATATGCGAATACTGAATCATCTGTGGAAACATCAGAACTCAAGGTGTTTATACTACTAGGTTTTCTTATATCATATCCTAGAGTTTTATTTTTATGATATGAACCAGTATTAGATGTTCCCTCTAGTTTTGTCTTACTTAGACTACTATCTAAAGAGAAACTGTCTTGGAATATTACCCCCTTATCACTTATACCATTAAAATCAGTAGTAGACGAAATTGCGGGATTACTACCTAACGCCTTTAATCCTGAAACATATGTTACTTCTGTGAAGGGATTGTAGTACCAAATGTTTGTTGTTGTACTCATATGGGCTAATGGTTTATGTGTCAGTGTTATTGCAGTGGCTGTTGCAGATTCTACTTCACCAATAAATAATCCAGTAGTTCTTGTAAATAGTAATGTCTTAGCAGTTGGAATATATGAATCACTAGATGAATGAGTTATCACTCTCCCACTAACACTTACACTAGTTAGTGATTCTGTACTAGACATTGGTATAATAGGATTCAATGTACTATATACCATATCTTCACTAAATAATAGATTTTCATTTACTATACTGTTCAATAATAACGCAGAATTATCTCTACCTTCTATTCTTATTATAGATAACCCATCCTCTGCTGTTGGTTTAGATTGCTCGACTGTTCCATCAAAAACTTCTTCTTGTAACGAATATCTATCTCTATAATAATAAAATCGCGATATACTAGTATTTTGATAGAATTTTTTATTTGGGTTTTGAAATTTAACATATTCCATATCCTTGTCTATGTATTCTACATCATTCTGATGAGTAGGTACAGTATTGAAAACAATTTTACTATTATAAAATTTAGAGTCTTTCTTAGGAATAGTTGCTCCTGAAATAGTTAATCTATTTCCATCAGCATAATGTACTTGAGTATCAGAATCAAAATTTTCGGTATTTAGTAATCCTGTGTATGCAGAGATTTTAACTTCGGAGTTAGTAAACTCATGCACAGTAGAAGTAACAGAGAACGTTTTTGCTGTTGTTGTTTTTCGTGCTTTAACAGTGATATCTTGTGTACCGCTACTTTTACTTTGTATTGTATTAACAACGTAAAAATAACCATCAACATATATTATAGCATCTGTAATTAATTTTGTAGATAATAAATAATCATGAGAATCATACATATCTAAAAATCTAATTTCATTAGCACCACTGACTTTAGAGGCCTTAAACGGTAAAGTTTTGAAAGTTAATCTATCGGTAAATACAGTATTCATTACCTTTAGTGTTTGTTCAGTTTGTATTTTTTTAGGCATCATCCCTGAATTATTTAATGCTATCACGTTAGCCATTTTAGTCATTTTATTTTGTGGACTATTTACTGTAATATCAGTAGTTAAAGGTACAATATCATTTCTTCTAGGACGAGGGTCTGATGTTATGTACCTAGATGGTCCATTCATTTCTCCATCAAAATGTTCAATTGAAACAGTAGGTGTTGTACTATCTTGTTCATGCCTTTTCATGTTTGGGAATGCCTTATGCCAAAACATTGGGTCGAAACTTCCATCTGCATCATCTGTATTTCTAAGATTATCTACTAAAGTAGCATCTAACTTTAATTTACCAATGTTAGATATAGTTCCTTTCAATTTCGCTTCTGTTCTAAATACTACGTTCTGTATCCCCTTACCAATCTTAACATTAAAGTTTGTCGAAGTAGCAGTTTTTGCTTTATATGCCAACTCTAAATGTATATCATTACTAGTAATTTCTTTTATATTTCCATACCATTCATTCGTTCCACTATCAAATAAAGACATACCTTCACATAATTTATTTGTCTCATCGGAACTATTAGTTGTAAATTTAACAGTACTACTGCCTTCTGAATACAGTGGTATTTCAGTATTAGATGTCATCGTAACAGTATTAGTTACAGCATCAGCATACGAATACCATCTTAATCTAGTAAGAGTATATTTTTCCATATAGTCTAGTTGATTATCTTGTTCTAATCTATCATTATAAAAGTAAAATGTAGGGGTGGCT